AAGGCGCGCCATCTGTGGTTGTAATTGATTATTTGGGACTGATGAATCACAAGCAAGAGCGTGGTGTAAATCTAACCCAAGCTATCGCTAATTCTATGAGCAAGCTAAAAGCCTTTACCAAAAACTTCAATATTCCAATCATTTTACTTTGTCAGCTTAACCGTGATGTGGATAGCCGTGCAGTAAAACGCCCTGCTAATTCAGATTTACGTGATTCAGGCTCAATCGAGCAAGATGCTAGCCAAATCATCATGCTTTACCGTGAGGGCGCATACAAGGCAGATTGTGATAATCCTTACTCAGAAGCCATTGTGACTAAAAATCGGTTTGGTGGATTAGGCACGGCCTATATGAAATTTGATAGAGGCCACTTCCTCGATTGTGATCAGGCACAAGCGCATCAATTCATCAACGAGAAACCACAGCAACAAGCCAAAACTTATGCGGCTAAAAGTTATGGGAAAGGAGCATTGCAATGACAAGCTACAAATGCCCAAAGTGCGGTGCGGAATTAGAGGATTTTTATACGCCAGATTATTTTATATCGAGTAGCGAATGGGATGACGATCGTTTCCGCTGTAACGGTCACTTAATTGAACCAATACCGTTTCCGCAGGTAAGCAAATACAGCGCAGTAAATCGAACAAAATCTTGCGGTTATTTTGGGTTAGAGGATTTAGGTGTGGAGTATAGCGATGACTGACAAACAAACGTTTTTCTTACGTAACGAGCAAGTGCGATCAAATTGTCAGTCATTTATCCAAGATTTGCCAACGGACGATAAAAAGCCGTTAGTCGTAAAAATCCAACCAATAACACGAAACCTTGAGCAAAACGCCAAGTTCCACGCTATGTGCCAAGACGTTGCAAATCAGGCGGAATTTATGGGGCGTAAGCTCACAATGGAACAGTGGAAAGTGTTGTTTATTTCAGGCCATGCAATCGCCACAAATCAAAAAGCAGATGTTGTGCCAGGGCTTGAGGGCGAATTTGTGAATATCCGTGAGAGCTCGGCAAAAATGAGTGTTAGCAGAATGGCAAGCCTAATCGAATATGTCACAGCTTACGGTGTGGCTAACGGGGTTAAATTTAACGACAGATGGGGGTTTTACGGACGATGACAAAACCTAAAACCCTCAAGCCCAAAAAATGCAAGTCATGCGGCATTGAGTTTATCCCTAAAAACTCTCTCCAAAAAGTCTGCTCACCTAAATGCGCACTTGATTTAACCCGCAAAAACGTACAGAAAGAGCGAGAAAAGGCAGAAAAGAAAAAGCTGAACGAACGTAAAGCTAAATTAAAAAGTCGTTCTGAATGGCTGAAAGAGGCGCAATCGGTATTTAATAAATTCATTCGTTTACGTGATAAAAATGAACCCTGTATCAGTTGCGGTCGGTATCATCAAGGGCAATACCATGCAGGGCATTATCGGAGTGTTGGAGCTTGCCCTGAATTAAGATTTTGTGAGCTCAACGTACATAAACAATGCGCACCCTGTAATGACCACAAGAGCGGAAATATTATTGAGTACAGAATCAATCTCGTCAATAAAATCGGTGCAGATAAGGTAGCGTGGTTAGAACGTCAAGACCACGAGCCAAAGAAATACACCATTGAAGATTGCAAGACGATTATTAAGTATTACAAGGCAAAAATTAAAGAGCTGGAAGGAGAGTAGAATGTCGTATAGCGTTGAGAGAGTGTTGGAAAAGTGGGGTAATTGCTGGGGTAGAGACAGAATTGGCACAGAATACCCAAGCACCACAATTTCTATTCCTGTTTTACCTACCGTGCGCAAGGCTCACATTCGATTCTTAACGGATGACGAGTGCTTAAAGATTGAGGAGCAGATTATGAATCTTCACGAGGATAGCTTGCTGCAATATCAAATCTTAATGGCGTTATACGTTCAGCAAGCAAATGAACGAGATATTTGTACCGCACTTCATATTTCCCCTGCTTGTATGTATCGTGAGCGTGCTAAGGGCGTGAGATTTCTAAAAGGTGCATTTACTGGGGCGAAGATTAAATTTATGTTTTTGGGATAAATAAATCTATATAGGTCTAATTTAGATCTATATAGATTTTTTATTTGAGAATTTGATAAAGCATCCTGAATTTGAGATGTAGGTCACAAAATTAGAAAAAACTTTGATTAAAAACTTAAATAAATGTTTTGTGTTTCGTAGAATTGGCAAATCTATTAAACCGAGGGGAACCTAAAATGAAAAAATTGTTATTTGTAGCTATGACTACTGCCATTATTAGCTCTTGCGCATCAAATGATTTTGTACAAATTCCAACAGAAGTAAAAGGAATGGTATTTAATGATATTGGTTCAACTTACTTAGAACGTCCGACAAGAGCATATTTGATTGATTATCCAGATGGTTCTAAATCTCTAGAATATGTTGTCGAATCATACCGAATGCAGGCTGGTTCGCCTGTCGGAATTGCTTTAAAAATTCAGGAAAAGAATGTAAGCGAACATCTCGCAGCATTTAATAAATTTTTAGATTGGGACAAGCTTGCGAAGCAACGAAAAGATAATTTTACGAAAGAAATTGCGATTGTTCCGACAACGAACGGATATAACGTCTATGCGTTTCACTCCGGCAATAAAAACACAAATGTATTAGTATCTTGTTTCTCAATGACAAATTCTTCAGGTTGTGGTTATGACGCTATTACATTTACACCACAAAATGTCCATCGAATTATTAAAGAAGCAGAAATGTTAAAAAATAAAACATTAAAACCTGTTGACACATCAATATATCAATAACTTTTCAAGCCTCTTGACACCCAAGGGGCTTTTTTATTAGTATGTGTTTCAAGGCTCGTAACCTTATATCAGAAGCGGAAGTCCGCACCCGATAGCATAGCGGTTTTTTTATGCGTAAAATTTAGCAACCTTGTTTGTTTTATTGCCATTAAACATTCATTGCGCATAACCACATCTTATCTATGCCGAGAGGGCGGAGAATAAAATACCCGAAAGGGGAATAATCCCGGCTGGCTTCTGACAGTTTACGAACCTCTTGGCGACCCTACAAGGTCAATTCAAACTTCGTAAAACATTCAGGAGAGACATTATGTCTAACTTAACCGTTCTTAAAACTTCAATTCGTGATCTTGACGGCCTTTATTCTTTAAATGACCTACATAAAGCGAGTGGAAACGACCCGAAACATCGTCCAAATCAATTTGTTCGTCTTGATATTACACAAGATCTAATTAATGAAATTCAAGGCGAAAATTCCACTGCGCAGATCTGCGCACTACGTTCAATCAATGGCGGACCTAATCGAGGAACCTACGCTTGTGAAGAACTTATATTAAGCTACGCAATGTGGATTAGTCCAAAATTCCACTTAATTGTATTGCGTGCATTCTTGGCTATGCAGCGCAACCAACCGCAACAGTTATCTTTGCCTGAGCCTGAGAAGAAATACACGTTTGAATTTACTGAGTACGAACTCGAACAACTTGTTTGGCTTTGGTGTGGTCACAAGCAGATGAACACTTTACTTGGTGATATGATTAAGCCGTTAGAAACTATCGGCTCTTATTTCACTGGTATGGTGATCAGCCATCACCAAGAATATCAACGCCAATACAAAAGTACGCTCCCTACCATTCAGAAATTGATTGCGCCATTTAAAGCGTCTAATCGAATGAACTGGGAAAGAGCGAAAAACCTCATCGCCCAATAAAATATCATAAAATTTATAAAAACACTTGATTACTTGCAAGTGAAAGTGTACTATATTCGGTAAGTTGAGGTTTTAGCGCGTAGCAAACGCATAAAAGAATTTTACAGCCCTGATCGGAAACGGTCGGGGCTTTTTTGTATGCAAAAGAAAAGCCGAGGTGCGGGAACACTTCGGCTTTTTTCATTCCTGTTAAGTTCGATTTAAAGGAACGAATTTATGATTAAGTATACACCAAAACATCAAGTTAAGGTAGGTGGGAAAATGTCAGAAAAAGCAGCAGATAAAGTTGGAAATAAATTAGCTAATGCCGCACTCATTATTACTACTTGTTGGGGTATAAGCGCAATTATTTTTGCGGTAGCTTATTTTGTTAAATAACCTCTAGTTGGTAATACGACTAGGGTATCAATAAGGGCGTAGTCTAATGGTAAGACAGCGGTCTCCAAAATCGCTAATTGAGGTTCGAATCCTTGCGCCTTTGCCATATCACAAGCTCACGTTAATACGTGGGCTTTTTTATTGCCTAAAAAATTAGGGGGAAATATGCCAATTAAAGAGCCTGATGTATGGGCGTTAATATGGTCTTGGTTACAAATTAATTTGAGTTCAAGCTCTATTCAAAGCGCCCTATGGGCATTATTTATTTCTATTTTAAGACTTGGATTTATGCGTAAGAAACCAAGTTTCCGATATGTGTTCATTGATGCAGCTATGTGTGCATCTATTGCTGGCGTAGCAGTGCCGATCTGCACTCATATTTTTGGGCATAGTGAATATTCTTCATTTCTTGGCACGATGATTGGTTTTGTTGGTACTGAGAAAATTCGCGAATTCTTATTTAAATTCATTAATCGGAGAATTGAAAAAGATGACAATGATGATTTCCGAAGTGACGTTCAATAAAATTTTCCCTCATGCAGTTAAGGGTGTTTATCAAGCTATTTCAGAACAAATAGAAAAAGCAGGTTGTGTAACTAAGATGCAACAAGCGATGTTCTTGGCCCAATGTGGACATGAAAGTGGAGGGTTCACAAGATTTAAAGAAAACTTAAATTATTCTTGGTCTGGGCTTTCTCAAACTTTCCGTAAATATTTCCCCGATCCACTTACAGCCAAGAAATATGAGCGCAAACCTGAGCTCATAGCCAATCGTGTTTATGCTAATCGTTTGGGTAATGGAGATGAGAAAAGCGGAGATGGTTGGAAGTATCGTGGTCGTGGACTGATTCAGATCACAGGTAAGGATAATTATGCCGCGTTTAGAAAATGGTTAGGTAGAGATATTGAGCCAGAAGATATAGCAAGTAATTTAGACTTATCTGTTAAAGCTGCTGTTTGGTATTGGAAATGCTGTGAATTGGCCGATCTTAATTCAGTAGAGAAAGTAACTCGAAGAATTAATGGTGGACTAAACGGCATCGATGAGCGTTGCAAGCTATATCGAGCATTAATGGTAACTGATAATGACTAAGTACATTTACATAGCGTTAGGGGTTGTTGTAGTGGTTTTGTTTGGCGCATTGCGTTACCAATCAAGTGTTATAGATGAGTTGCATATAACCACAAAACAACAAGCCCAAACCATTCAGCAACAAGAAGATGCGAACAAGGCATTGAACATTGCACTGCAACAAGAGCGTGATGCAGTCATTGAGCAACAGCAACGTAATGACGAAATAGAAAGGGTAGCAACAGAAAATGCTGAATCAGTTAAAACAATCATTAAGACACAACCTTGTGCTCACACTCGTTTGCCTCAGTCTGCTCTTGACCGCTTGTACAAATAAAGTCACGACCAAAGCAGAATATATTTACCCACCTCAAGCCTATACTGCACCTTGTGTAAGAACAGCATTTACCGGTGAGACATACGGTGATGTAGTCATACAGCTTGTTAAGGTAACAGCAGAGCGAGATAAGTGCGCAAGCCAAGTAGATAATCTCAATAAGTGGATTAACCAAACCAAGACCGCCAATTAAAGTGCGGTCTTTTTTTATTGGTATATACAGGCACATACATTAGGACTGACCTTGACTATCTGATGATAGCTCGAGGGTAGTCCTAAGCTATGTTTTATGGATAAAACAAAAATATATCGAGTGATTTTTATCAAGAATCGCGAGGGTAAAAGGTACTCCTGAGGGGATACCCCTTTCCACGGGGTTTCGGGCGCGCGGTTTTCGACAGTTTTTTGACA